GGCTCCTCATTCTCTGTCCAACGGATTCAGGCTTAAGCCATGAGCGAACGCGCACCACGGCGGTACACGGATGGGTCTGTCACCTTTGAGGGTGGCATTGACGCTGGTGTGATGCCGTCTGAGGTGGACAAGAATCAGGTCGCCTTCGCGGTAAATGCCAGCTTTCGGCAGGGATTCATCTCTCCTCGACCCGGTTTCATCCAGAAAGATTACGACGTATGCTTGTCGATTACGGCAGACAGCACGCTCGTAACTGCGGATCAAACCAATGTCACGGCGGACGGCTACTCCGAGGAGTGCTACGGTTCGAGCAATTTGACCGGCGTCTTCCAGTGTGCGCTCCCATACATCGGCGACAACGGAGCGACGTTCATCCTGATGCTAATCAGTGGTAAAGTGTGGCTTTACGACTGCCTTCAAAACAGCGTTCAGAACCTTTCAGCTTCGCCCAATCTTGAGAACCCATCAAACATACTCGATGGCTGGATGGTTCAGGCGGAGAACTTCGTCGTCATTCAAGATGGCCAAAGCGCACCGCTGATCTTCAACGGATCAAGCCTGCGCCGCGCAACCACCGACGAAATCAAGTGCGGAAGAGTAATGGCCTACGTCAACGGGCGTATCTGGTACGCTCTTGCAAATGGATTCTCATTCAGAGCAACGGACATTGTTTATGGAGATGGCACGCGAGCGAGTGTTCTCAAAGAAACCGAGAACACCTTCCTCAACGAAGGCGGAGACTTTGCGGTTCCGTCGGATTCAGGAGGAATCACTGCAATGGCCGTCCCCGGCGATCCAGATACGTCGCTTGGGCAAGGTCCGCTCCTAGTCTTTACTCCTCGATACGTCTTCTCGGTTCAAGCTCCTGTTGATCGTGATACATGGAAGAACCTGAGCTATCCGATTCAGGCTATCAGCTTGCTAACCAGCGGTGCGCTTGGCGCTAGGTCGGCCATTACTGTCAACGGCGACGTGTTCTACCGCGCAGTCGATGGCGTCCGCTCGTTCATCATTGCTCGCCGCTCGTTCACTGATCCGGGGAATACGCCGATCAGTGGCGAGATTCTGAACATTGTTGAGAACGATCAAACCAGTCTTCTGTGGTCTGGATCTGCGGTCGTGTTCGATAATCGATTGCTGATGACCGGACAGCCTCGGTACAATGCCGAAGGTGTTATCCACAAGGCGCTGATGGTTTTGGATTTCGACCTGATTACGTCGATGCGGAAAAAGTTTCCTCCCGCGTGGGCAGGAATCTGGACTGGACTCGATGTGTTGCAGGTCTTGAAGACAGAGAGCGTTTACGGCGATAGGTGCTTTTCGATTGCTCGCGGCGAAAACGGAACCATTCAGATTTGGGAAATCAGCAAGGGCGACAAGTTCGACAACAATATTGCTGATGGAAAGAAGGAGATTCAGTGGCTGGTTCATACTCGCGCCTACAACTTCGAGATTCCGTTTGGATTGAAGCGGCTTGATTCGGGCGACATCTTCATTGATTCCTTGGATGGAGACGCTTCTTTCAATGTCGAGTATCGACCCGATCAGTACCCCGGATGGATTGAGTGGGCAGACTGGGCTGAATGCGCGACAACTTTGCAGTGCCAACCCGCTTGTCCGCTGGTCAATTTCCAGCCGCAGTACAGGCCGAAGATGCGCTTGCCGACTCCTTCGGATATTCCGTGCAATTCGAGCATCAGCACACCGACTCGAAACATGTACGAGGTTCAAATGAGCCTGACAGTTACGGGATATTGCCGCATCAAGAGCATCCGAGTTCACGCTTACGACGTTCAAGAACCTGCGGTGGGCGAGTGCCTTGTTTTCGAAGGATGCAAGACTCTTGATGCTTGCGACGTAAACCCGTTTACCTACACATCGGAATAGTATGCCAAACCTAACCTTAATCACGCTTACACCTCCAAGTCTTCCGGTGAGTTACTGTCCGTTGAACTACCAGAACTTGGCCAACGATATCATCGGAGGCACGCAAGCCGTTTTCAACAGCACGATTGGAAACTCGTTCTTCAATTTTGGACCGACGTATCCGGCGATCAACAATCGGATTTATCCGTGGCTTGATGAGGATGGACAGTGGTGGATTTTTGATCAGGGATTCTGGCTTCGTAAAAACCCAGTTACGGCGGCAAACGAGCGTCGCATCTTTGTCGGAACGACTAACGATCTTCTTTCGTACGACGGCGGCGATGGAACGGCTACGGCGACAAGTACAACTGGCCCGATGTGGGAAGTTGACACTGAGTTTGAAGCTCGCTTCCCGGTCGGTGTTGGAGCGTTTGTTGCGAGTGGTGCGGTTGTTGTTCAGGGAAAGGCGACATCAACATCAATCGTTGGCGAAGATCAACACAAGCTGACTGTTCCAGAGACTCCGTTCAACGAACACACGCATGGTGTTGCTCAGTTAATTGCTCCGGCAAACGACGATTATTACCTCGTCAACAAGTCTTGGAGCGGACTCGGTTCGTACCCCACACAGATCCTTCAAGGTGCTGCTGGAAGCGGTGGAGGCGGAGCTGGTCCGAGCATCACTACTGGTGATATCGGAACTACCACTGCCGACAAGACCGGAAACGATACCCAGAACGCTGTCGGCCACAACAATCTGCCTCCGTTCTACGGCGTTTACTTCATCAAGCGAACCATCCGAGTCTATTACACCAAATGAAGCTAATCGTTCAGGACATTCGCTCGACAATCGCCCGTGTAATCGGCGTCTGCGTCGATGACGCTCGCGTTTACGACTACATCAATCAGGCGTGCCGACGGCTTCTTCACAAGGGGTTGTGGGCAGGCGCGTACGGACGCTTCACGATCCACACGGTTGGAGGTTGCATCACTTGGCCGCGTCATATTGAAACCATCGAGTCCGTCGCTGATTGCTGCGGCGTAGGAACAGTTCGCAATCAATGGTTCGAGTTTCAGGAAAGCGGATACGGATTGCTCGGAGAGAACAATGGCGGGTGCGTCGGCAAGCAGCTTGTGGATCGTGGCACCGTGGTTTCTTACCGCGACATGTCCGGCGAGACGAATAGCTTCATTCGAGTCTATCCCGGTGACGCTTCTGACGTTGGTAAGACCATCACGCTGCAAGGTGTCGATCAGAACGGGCAATGGATTCGCACGCTGTCTGGCGGCGTGTGGATCGACGGCGAGAAGCTGACCCTCGCGTTGCCGTACGTTCAATCGACCAAGAAGTTCATATCGTTAACCGGAGTCATTCGTCAGGCAACCAACACGTCGAGCCGGTTGTACGAGTACAATGCGACGACCTTGCTGGAGCTTGATCTGGCAGTTTACGACCCTGATGAAACTTTGCCGCAGTACCGTCGCAGTTACCTGACGGATCGTTGTAACAACGACGAGGATAAGCCGGTGACGGTCATGGCGAAGATGCGCCATATCAACGCGACGAGCGTCAATGACTACCTCATTCCGCCGAGTCCTGATGCCATCAAGCTGATGGTCATGGCGATTCGTAAGGAAGAGAACGATTTGATTCAGGAAGCAGTGGCCTACGAAGCCAAAGCAGTTCAAGCTGTTCAGGAGCAAACCATGCAATACCTTGGGGACGCAGTCGCAACGATCCGTATGGTCGGCGTCGGACTAAACGGCGGTGGATTTTCCCAATGGTTCTGAACCAAAAAGAATAATTTATGGCATTACCATCATTACCTCCGGGGATGGGGACATCAGCAGGTGGATCTGCGCTTTCCGCTGTCGGAACACTTCTTGGCGGATTATTTGGTCCGAAAAAGGTCAAGGTTCCAGAGCTAAAGCCGATTGATTTTGCAGGAGAGCAGCGGCAGGCGATTCAGCAGAATATTGCATCGCTTGAGCCTGCAACCGAGTTGGCCACCAAGACGACCGCTGCTGAACAAGGTATTCTTGAGGCGCAGCTTCGTCGTGCAATTCCCGGTTACGATCAATTGATTCAACAGGCTGGAAAGAATATCGGATCAGCTTTGCGGGGCGAGGTTTCGCAAGACGTTGCTTCTCAGCTTCAACGATCTTCTGCTGGACGTGCGCTTAGCGGAGGCTATGGCGCTGGTTCGGGTGTTGGCAGGAATTTGGCTGCTCGCGACTTTGGCCTGACATCGATGCAGATCCAGAATCAAGGTCTTGCTCAAGCTCAGAACTTCATCCAGCAGCAGCGGACAATGGGCATGGCGCAACCGTTTTCGGTGAGCAGCATGTTCATCACCCCAAATCAGCGGATTGGATTTATGCAGCAACAGCAACAAGCTCAATACGCTAGGGATATGGCCGCTGCACAGGTTGCCGCTCAGCCTTCTGCAATGAAGCAGGCGTTTGGAAGCGCCATCACTCAATTTACTGGAACTACCGGAGGCGCGATGTTCCAGCGAGGACTTTCGCAGATGAGCGGACCGTCAAGCCCATCTTACTCGTACAATCCTCAGAACGATCCTGAGCTTTACTCGACTCCTCCAACAAACATCGGCGGACCAAACGATCCTTCTAACTGGGCATAATTTATGGCCGACCAATCTCTCGAAGCATTTCAGCTAGGCGCATCGCTCTACGACCGCGCACAGACGCAGAAGCGGATGATGGAGCAATTGCAGGTGCAGACTGCGGAGTCGCTACTCCAGCGGCAGGGCATTGAGCTTCAGAACAAGATTCGCGATAATGAACTTGCCAATGGAATTTCTGAACGGGCAAAGTTTTCCGCCGATCTTCCAAAGATTCAACAGTGGCAATCTGCATACGTTCAATGGAATGCAAAAGGCGATCCGACCGCTGCGTTTCCACCTCCTCCTTCTGATCTTCAAAGCGCGACTGGACTTAAGATGCTCGGAGACATGAGTGGGCCAGTTATTCAGTCTTTGCCTATGGCGCAGAATCGGTTTATTTATGAAAAAGCACTCACCAGCGAAACGGCAGCATTAAATAAAGAAATTGATTTTCTTACTGAAAACGGAAAAAGCGATATAGTTTTACAGTATAACGCAGGAATTGATCCAGAAACTCGCAAGATAAACCCTGAGTTCAGAAAGGCTATTTTTGACGCCGCTGCTCCTATTAGGCAAGAGCAGGCTAGATTGAAAAAACTTTCAACAATCGCGCTTGCAGGGCAGAGGAACACAAGAGAGGGGCTGAAGTCTCAGCTTGATTCTGGAGCTATTACCCCTCAGGAGTATGAAGAACTTTTGCCAACAGCTAGAACTGAAGGTGGAGTTGTCGCTCAACGTGCAGAAAAAGTAATTAAAGAATTTAAAAACCAAGGTTTAATTAAAAATGATTCCGATGAAAGTGAAGCTACTGCGTATTTGATGGGAGCTGAACAAGGTAGAACACCAGCTCCAGTTATTAAATCTCTTAACGCAGCGAATTCAGCGGTAATTGAACTTGATAATGCGTTTAAAAAATTGGAAGACTTTGAGAAAAAATACGGAAAAGGATCATTCAACGAGTACGTTGGACCTCTTGACAGCCCTATTTTTGATCTAAAAGGAAGATTTAAGACTCTTACATCTCAAGAGCAGCAAGACGCAAGAGCTGTTCATACAAAAATACAAATGGTGATTTCCGATTATCGAAATCAAAAATTTGGACAAACATTAACAGATCCAGAAATCACGTCTCTTGAAAAAGTTGTAAGCAGCCCTTCAAGAAACGATTATACTCAAGTTATATCTACATTCAGGGACAACTTAAGGTCTGGAGCCGAAAACACCATTTGGGATTACAGGTTTTCACCTTCGATTCCCGCTGGGATTAAAAATCGTTACTTGCCGGGAGCTAGGCAAAAGTTTGAATTTCAACAGGCTGCTCCCGCTGCTCCTGCTGCTGGCGGTCTTTCGATAGATTCAAATGCTCTCGACGCTGAGCTTAAAAAGCGAAACCTTCTAAAGTAATATGGAAGATTATTCATTTTTATCAGATTCTGACCTTATTGCGTTGAAAGGCGGAAATTATTCGTCCCTTTCAAACGAGGGTCTTCTTGGCCTAAAATCTAGGTCCGCACAGCCTACCGCTACCATCGGCGAGATGCGTCGTCGCGAGGAGCAGGGGATGGTTTCTGCATTGCCTCCTGAGCAGGTGCAAACGCAGGTAAACGAATACGCTGGGCAGCTTCAAGAAGCTGTCGATCAATCAAACAAGATTGCGTCTGCGACTGCTGCCGCTCGCGCTGGTGGAGGCGGATTTATTTCCCCTCCGCTTGGTACTCCAGAAACTCAAAAAGAAGTTTTGTCTCAAGGTATGAGATATGGAGCCGGACCTGCACTTCAGGCCGTTGGTGTTCCGTTTCCTGTTGGTCAGGCCATTGGAGAAACTGGATATCAGTTGATGACCGGAGAAACTGATCCTCGAAAGATTGCGGCAGCAGCGGCAAAAGAAGCGGTTACATCTTTAGGTGGTGGAGCTGCAAAAATTCTTCCGGGGCCGATTAGAAGAAGTCTTTTTGAAACTGGACAAACACTTCTTAGTGCTGCCGCTAAGGTTCCTATTCAGGGAGCGATGCGCGGCATTGCTGGCGAGGCAACAAGAACTGCTGTTTCTGGAGACGAATGGAAGTTTGATAACTTTCTTGAGGCAGCAAGAGATTACGCTGTCGGTGAAACCGCTGGAAGTCTTGGCGGCAACTTGATCGGCGCTGGATATCGCAAATACAAAGGAGGTGGAGATTTTCTAGGAGAACTCAATCGTCCTTTTTACGATCAGTTCCAAAAAAATATTTCTGATAAAGAAGGAGAACTTGCAGGAAAACTAGCCAGAGCGTATCGGGCAGATCCAGATCAGGTGAAAAACGTTCTCTCTCAGTCTTTCAAACAAAACTCAACAAAGTCAGGTCAGGAATTTGCCGACGCGGCTGTTGCTGATGTTGAAAAAGTGTTCGGAAAACTCGACGAAGACACAACAAGTGCTTTTAGCAAGTTGGCTAATGACTATGACAAGGTGGAGTCGTTGACTTTGGGGCAAGCTGTCGATGTGGTGAAAAACACTGCACAGGATGTTTACAATAGAAAAAACGAAGTTTTCACAAAAGAGTTCAATGAATTTCGCGCTGATCCTCGTGTTCAAACTAAAGATTATGAAAGGTCTGTAGCCCAAGGCGGGGAAATCTACGGACCAGTTAGCGGTAAAAGTTTGGCCGACTTGTGGAAAGAACAGCAGGATGCCGCAAAAGCAATTAAGTGGGGCGAGCCAATTAAAGCTGGAAGCGGCGATCAATGGGCTGCATGGAATCAAGCAAAAGCAAAATTTGAAAATGCTCTTGGTCAGTTTGAAAAGAGGTTTCCAAAAGATCCTCTGGTTCAGAATTTCAGAGACTTGAAAGATCGATACTCTGGATTCATGGAGGATTACAATACTACTTTTTCGAGAGGAATTCTCAAGGATATCGGAGAGCAAGGAGGATCTTGGTCATCTATAATCAAGACTCTTGGTGGTTCTGACGGACCTGCAAAACTTCAGCAGTTGAAGAAAATTCTAGCTGAAGATTACGAAGTAATTAAGTCAAAAATTGGAAACACAATCTATAACGATTTAAACAAAGGTGGTCAGATTAAGTTTCTGGACAACCTAGACGGCGCGCTTTCAAAAGGATGGAATGGAATTCAGAAAGAAGTTGTTGATGAGTTTTTTCCAAATGTAACTAGGGATTCAATCAAGCAGGCAAGAGCCGCGCTAGACGTGTCGTCAAAAAGTTTTGCTGAAGACTTCAGAAAGGCTTCTTACGGAAAAGGAGAAAGTGTCGTTGCATCTCCCGCTGTTGTTCTTGAGTTCTTAAACAACTCAAAAGAAAACGTCACGAAGGTTAAAAATGCGCTGAGTGCTGAGACTCTGGCTGATACTCAGAATGCGTTGCTGTCTCAGATTGTTAGCGAAGCCAGCAAGAAAGGTCCAATTACAGCCAAGTCGTTCAATCAATCTGCTGAGTCGTGGCAGAATGCTTTGGATGGTGTTTTTGGACCTTCTGGAAAAACCAAGATCGACGAAATCGCAAAGGCGCTTGAGATTGCCGAGAAAAATAAGACGTCGCTTATTTCAAAATTGCTTCCGGGGGCTGCGGGAACAGCCGCATTTGTAAAAGGCACGTCCGCTGCTGGTCCATTTTTTGGAATTGCTGGCGGAGAAAGAGCGTATAATTGGACAGAAAAACTTCAGTCTAAAATTGCGGGATATCTTCTGGATAATCCAAATTATCGGGCCGCAGTCATCAAGCCTTTTGATCAGCTTACCAACGCTGAAACCAGAATGCTCAACAATGACATACCGATGATTATTAGGAATTTAACCGTCAGAAACGTAATGTCAGGCGAATGAAAACCTCCCTCTCCAAGAAAGGTAACACCTATCAGGGCAAGAAGGTGACACTGAACAAGCCCTTCTACACGCCGGGTGAGCGGAAAAAGAGCGCGGTGTACGTTAAGAATCCGGCGAACAAGGTCGTCATCGTTCGCTTCGGCGATCCTGACATGACGATCAAGAAGTCGAATCCTGAGCGTCGTAAGAACTTCCGTGCGCGGCATAACTGTGCGGAGGCGAAGGACAAGACGACGCCTAAATTTTGGAGCTGCGCCGCTTGGGGTCTGGCGATTGTTCTGTCGGTTCTAACCTCAAACCCTATTTGAATTTATGGACAAGATGAAACTTGGTGGTGGCGGTCGTTACGAGAAGCTTATCGGCTCTCTTGAGAAGAAGGGAGTCAAAGATCCTGCGGCTCTTGCGGCCTACATTGGTCGTAAGAAGCTCGGCAAGGCGAAGTTCCAATCGCTCGCCGCGAAAGGTCGTCGCCGCGCTGAGCGCCAGTCTAGCTACGCTTAGTATAGCGTCCTTTGACGTACGGCTTCTTGGCCGACTCCTTATCGACGACGAACTTCTGTGGGTCTGCGTAGTTCCATGAAATGTCGCCGCCCGTGCCACGCTGGATCATAATCGATCCGGTGACTTTTCCTTCCTTGTCCGTCATGCCGGAACGATCCGCTCGCTTCGCCATGCCGAGCATAAATTGTCGAGGTTGATTGAAACCAACTTCCTTCATCACAATCACCTCTCTGGCCCAGTTCGTTAAGTCCGATGATCCGAATCCTGAGTAGGCCATCTCTGCCACGCTCTCTGGTTTGTCGTCTCGACCTTTGGGCTTCGGAAAGTGATGGACGAGAATCAGAACTACGCCTGTCTCCATCATAATCGGCTGGAGCAAGTGCCGCGTAAAGTTCGCGCAGACCTCGATATCCGATGGATTGCCGCCCATGTAGGAGAGCAGCGGATCGATATAAACCACATCAACCTTGGTCTTGCGAACGAGGCGGCGGAGCATCGTCGCGAAGTCGGAACCAGTCCTCACCGTCTCGCGGAAGAATAACATGTTCGCGCTCCGAAGACCTCGCTCCCAGTTCTCCTTACCAAAGGTCATCTGTGCAGCGCCCTTGAGTGCATCATGCTGATCGGCGATGTCGTTTTCCGCCTGAATGTAAGCTACTTTTAGCGCACGGACGGGCTTTACGCCAAACCAAGCTTCGCCGGACGCCCATTTCAGACCTTGATACGCGGCCATTGAGCTTTTGCCGCATCCGCTTTGCCCCACAAAGAGAAGCGAAGATCCGCGTCGAACCCACCTATCGCCGATCAGATTGTCAGGATCATTCTGCGGATCGTACTCGATGATGGCATCTATCGAGAACTCCATCGGCATGTCCTGCGCGTCCATGTCGTCCTTGAACGCTTCCCAATTCACCGCGCCCACGTTGACGGCCAAGAGCTTCTGCTCCTTGCCATCGCGCATTACACCGGCCAGACGGCTGAACCGGCTCGCGTTCTTATTCTTCGGATCGATGCCGATGCTTTCGAGGTAGCGATAGACGATGTCGCGGCGCTCGTTCCACTCCTCTCTATTGGCCGCTTCAACGCGCACCCAGCCGTGCAGACTCTTGCCGCCGGAATCTATGACGACCGATAGCGGGAGCTTCGACTCCTTCAACGCTGTCCATTGCTCGTCCTTCGTCTTCTCGTCCATCTCGACTAAGACATGGCGGAAGTTCGCCACGCCAGAGTCCGAACCGCTCTCGTCGAAGCATGGATTGATACGGACGTATGCACCCTTGCTATCGCTGCCATTCCACATGGCGCTGATGGGCGGCGTGAAGTGGTTCTTAATCCATTCGTCGCGCTTGAGGAACGTACCCTTGGAGGCTGGCCTACCTCGACCCTCTTCGTCGAAAATGATGTCGTTGCAGATGCAGACAACTTCGTCCGACTCGAAGCAGGCTTTCAGGAAGTCGATTGTCGTAAACGGAGACGGAGGTTCTGGCATCGTTTGGATCGTGCGAACAACGAACTTGCCGGTGGGCGAGATGGGATTGCCGCCCTGACCAATGCCTGACTGAGCGGATAAGAGCCAGCCACGCGGCTTGTCGTGCGTCACGGTCATTGCCTGATTCACCTTGTGGGCCAATTCATAGGCATTCCACGGTGGAGAGCATTTCTCGTTGTACTCGGACAGCAGTGCTTCAGCCGATCCTCGCGACAGCTCGAATCCATGCACCAGAGCGGTAGCTACTGCGAAGGTTGCGTTATGACCGCCTTGTCCGCTGACGGCTCCGGGGGTGTTACGAAGCCATGCTCTGGCGCGGTCGATATTTGATTGATTCATTGGATTCCAAGTTGTTTACGCGCTATGTCCCCGCTTTCGCCCAGATCATTCGAGGCGATTTGCTGGAGAACCGACTTTGATTCTTCGAACTTTGCGAAAAGGAGAGACAGCTCTTTGGGAGTCATCAGGTACTTGCTCCAGTGTTGGATTGGTATGGAGCGAGACTGAAACTTCGCAAAGAGCTGCTCTTGTGCTGCGATGTAGAGTTTAGGGTGCTTGTTCAATGACCGGGGTGAACTTGGCCTTGAATTCGGCTTTCGTTCGAACGTACACCTTGGGTTTTCCGTCACGGGTGTAGGCTATCCCCACCCATTTCATTTCCCCGATTCGTATCTCTACGTCGTCGGAAATGACTTCAACCTGCACCGTACTGTTTCCTGAGTTTTTGAATTTCATCTTCTGAGGCGTTATCGAGATGTCCTGTACCAGCCGCATGCCAAACGCCGTCAACAATTTGCGCCTTTGGCTTGGGCTTAGTCATCCAACCTCGAAGAATCGCATGGTCGATGAGTGCTGGCGCTTCCTTCAATAACTGTTCTCTAGTGATTTTAGTTTCCATAAATTAACCTTTTTTAGCCGTCTTTCCGCGCCATCCGCCTGCTTTTCTCATCCCGGGTTCCTGACCAAGTTCGTTGACGAATCCGCGTCGGATCAGCCACTCCTTGTACTTCTGGTCGATGTAAGCGAAGTGAATCTTTTCGGGTGATTCATCTGCTTCTGCTATCCGCATAATGGGCATTTTGTTTGCGCTGATCATTTGTATGTCTCGATTGTGTGTTTGTAGTGTCGCTCGGCTTGGGTGCAGTTCCAGCAAAGGTCTTGAGTTCCGTTGCATCCGCACCCGAGAGATTTGAAAAGTACATTGGCCAACCATTGGTATTCCGCGATGGCGGCTCGCAATGTCTCCACGTCCGTTTCTTCGGACATGGGTTTGATATTCTCGCTCATTTGACGACGAAGAGAAGGAAGTAGGCGCTGGCGACGACCATCCCCATTCCGAACGCCATGATGAGCAATTGCTTCAGCTCCTCGGGCGAGGGCGGACGATTGGCTTTGTGTATCACCGGCCACCGCCCATCGCGTAGTGGAGGATCAAAAGGGCGTCGCAGTTTCGAAGCGTCACGTCCAGATTCGGATACAGTTCCTGAGCTTTGCTTTTTAGCTTTCGCTTCCATTCTGGTCCGGTTTCGCATGATTTACGTCCTCCAAGTCCAAGTGGTTCTTGCCAGATTTTCGGCTCAACACGGTGGAGTGCGTAGCCTTGCGCGTAGCCTAGCCCCTGCACAATCCCGTAGTTCTCATGGAGTGTCGCCATGCTGGCCGACGATGTGAGTTTGCTGACGAACTTTGGCACTTTCTCGACCCACAAATGCGAGTCGGCCACCTTGAATCCTGCCAGTAATTGCGCCGTGTCGGGCAGCGACTCAGGCATTGGGAAGAGTAGTATTCCGTCCGCAGTGCTGACCGCGAATCCGCCGCCCACACCCGGATCGACCGCAACGATTGTTTGGTTTGATTTCATTCGCTCAATATTATTTTCAGTAACAGAGAATAGTCACCTGCTCGGCAGCGATTCGAACCGCTGATTTCGTGTCTCCGCCCTCGCTCCACTTCTCGACCTTCACACGGCCTTTTACGCGCACTAGAGCGCCGTTCTGAATCTCGATGATCTTCTCTGCAACTTGTCCCCATGAGGACAGCTCGAACTCATCGAAGTCTTCGTGGAAGCGGCCCTCGTTGTCAGTCCAGTGACGGGCGATTGATATAACGCGGCGCACCATGAGCGAGCCGGTTTTGGTTTCTGTTTGCCGACTGATGCCGCGCAGTTCGCCGATCAGATAGACTACGTTCTCGGTCGGCGTGGATGTTTCGTTTGCTGTCGTGGATACACTCATTGGAAAATACAACCTAGTTCACGGTAGCAGGTCATACGCTTCTTAGCGTGGAATGCTCCGATGGGGTGGAACTTGTCAGAGAAATCTACGATTGTCGCGCAGTTCTTGGTTTCTGTTTTCCGCAATGCTCGACTGGCTCGTTGGATAGTCTTCTGCGACGACCGACCGCCGCTGACCATGATGAGCAGCTCGACGTTGGGCAGATCCAATCCTTCGTCGGCCAAGCTTGTGGCGATCATGGTTCGCAGGTTACCAGCCTTGAATTCCTCCATGTAAGAGCGCCGGTCCTTCTTGCCGATCTTGGAATGGACGAGCCGAGAATTCGGAATCTGGTGTTCGTAGTCCTCGCCCAGCGTGATGCGTGGAATGAGGATGAGGGTCTGCATGTCGAGGTGTTCGACCGCGTAGTTGATGGCGTATTTGTTGCGCTCGCGGTTCTGGCAGATGCCGATATCGACAATCGATTCCCAAGCGCACATCCGTTTGAGTTCATCCTCCCTGATCCGCATGTACTTGACGCGAGTGTTGAAGAGCCGGTCGATGTTGTCGTCGATCTTCTGCTGGATGTTGAGGTCTGTGGCATCGCTGATTTCGAGGTAAGCGTCGGCCAATGAATCGCCAATGTCGCTGCGGTTTATCTCGTAGGTGCGGTTGTGGAAGAGCGTTCGTGTTACCGTGTTCCGGTCTGGATCGTCGCCCCACGGCGTGGCGTCGAAGCCATAACGCAGCCCGTTACAGGACTCGATGATGCCTTTCAGGACTTTCGCTGCGCTCCTTTTTGCCTCATCGACGATCAGAAGCTGCTTCTTACTGAAGTCCACTGATTCGTGCGGACACCGGATATCCACCTTCTCGTCCGGCACACCAGCCACCCTTAAGGAAACTCTTCCTTGCTGGCAGGTTTCAATCGTTGGCGCTGTCCATCCAAACGTCCACGTTGGATTCAGCGTGGCGTAATGCTTAATGATGCTCGCGGCAATCCATGTCTTACCGCTACCGGCAGGGGCGACGATCAGACCATCGCTAGTTTTGGCCCACTCTACTGCTTTTTGTTGGTATTCTCTTAGATTCATAATTTTAGGAAATTTGCCCCTCCGCCCACTGCTTCATAGCAGACGAAGGGTATTGTCCGCACCACAAGGTGCGGCTCGCTGTCATTCGCTCGTTGTACTGGCGGTAGAAGGCTCGCTCGATTTCGTCGTGGCGCACCTCTTTTCCAGCAACTTCCTTAACGCTTGATTGGCGAAAAATCCGATCTTCAAACCATTCTCGTCGCAATGTTTGCGAACCTCTTCGTGGAGTGCTGAGTCGATGGTGATAACTGTGTATTTGGCTGGTTTCTTCATATTTTTACTCGCTCTTCATCGGCGTGGATTGAACGCCATTGTAGGCCACTGTCTTCGGCCTAAAGATTCCCACTTGTTCCGTCTCTTCAACCCATGAAGGACCGCCCCTAATGTGGAATATGCAGGAAGACATTCCGTTCCATGATTTTGTGCTACTCTTGGCGGAGGTATACGCAGAACCGAACGTAGCGTTCAAGTCGTCACTGCTCATCGCTTTAACATTTGCCCAATCAAGATCGCCTGCGTGCCACAGTTTGAAGCCTAGCTCCAGCGGGGCTACCACTTCTGCAATGCCGGGGAAGTGCCAGACCCACTCGTCATGACTGCTGGCATCACCTGACATAACCGCATAGCACTGGTAGTTGCCTAGCGGTACGGAGCCACTGCCCCAATCGCAGCTCTCGCCCGGTTTGAGGACCGCCGAACGTGTCGGATGGTCGTTGCATTTGGGCTGCT